GGCTTACTTTACGTCTGTTGCCATAACCGCGCTTTCTAGATGAGCGGCGATATGATGTTCGTCTTCGCATTTTTTTAGTTTTATTTTGTTAGAAAAATACTTTACCATAGCTTGGTCTACATATGGCCTTAATAATTTTTTTTCGTTATCGTCTGATTTGTTATACCAACGAATCAATCGTAGAATTTCATCTTGTGTATATATTCTCATTATGGTAATAATTTACTTAATAATATTTTTAAAATATCTTGAGCTACACCAGTTCCGATTCCTATATCTTCTAAAGATTTTCTCATTCTTAATTCAAAATCTTTTATACCATTTGTAGTATTTATACCAATTCCTACTAATTCTAGATTTTTTAATGTTTGTTCACCTATTTTCTTTTGAGTTTCTTGAGTTAACTGTTTAAAATTAGAATTTATAGATAATGAACGTATTTGTTCATCAATTAATTTGTTTTGTTTTTTTAACTTTTCGACTTCTATCGGATTAGTAATATCTTTTTGTGACCTTTCTTGTCTTTTTGAATTTACTCCTTCCATAGCATTGTCATATGCTGCTTTGTTTGCCTGATTCTGATAATAAACTTTATCATATAAATCATCTCTTTGTGCTCTTAAAATGTCATTTTGTAATTCTTGATTTTCATTACGTAATTTATAACTTTGTTGTTCTAAATTTTTACTTGTAATATTGTTAGTTTTACCTAATACATCTAAAACTGTTTCATCTATTTTAGGAGCTATTGCATCTGTAGTACGTACTGGTGCTCCTTCATTTGTTTGTTTATATATAAGATTAGGATTTAATCCAGCTTCCTTAAATCTTTGCATCTGTTGTACGGGTGAATTATACATATTTAACCTTTGCTGATCTGCTAACGCATTTTGTCTGTTTCTGTAATTAGTATACATCTGTAAACCAGTATTTAATATTTCTCTGCTACTTGGTGCCGAAGCTTTTGCCCAAGTTGCAAGACTTGTCCATATACTCATAATATTCGTTTTTTTTATTTTTTTGTGACACAATAGTTTTTTTTTGTTTTGTTCTTTCGTTGTGCGTCGTACCTCCTCCGCCTCTTTCTCTTTCCAAATATAACTATTTGGTGTCAATAAAAACTAATATATCAAGTTGTATTAGTGTTTATTACTGACGCGCTACGCTTGTCTTAATAAATACGGCCATGCAAGTAAACTTGCACAGCCATATTTCTTTTAATCTTTGATGTTTTCAACATCTTGAGATTCAATATCTTGAATCTGTTGTTCAGTAAGTTTTGACTTACTTTTTTCTGCTTTGCTGCTTTTTAATCGTTCTTCGATTTCAGCAAGTTCCTGACGAGCAGCTATCTCCATTTCTTGCCGTTCTGCTAAATCGAGTCTACGAGGATCTATACCATCTCCATCTTCTCCTTCATAAATTGGTTCTTTTCCACCTCCAAGTGGTAAACCACTTGCATATCTTTGTAGTAATTCTCTGATACCCATTGACTGGTCTGGGATTGTTTGACTTGGTTCATTATTAATTTCATCATCATTAAATTCTGATGCATTAAACATATTTCTTATTTTCATAAATAATTATTTTTTCTTTCTAATTCAGCAGCTTTTTGCATTTTTTTAAAAGCAAAAATATGTCTTTCTGACATTACTTTTTCTTGTTCTGTAAAACTGCTAAATTCTTTCGATTCTTCATAAAGTAATTCTTCACTAATTTTAACCATATATTTGCTAATTTTATCTTTTTCTTCTTCATTATACATTTTGTCTTTATAATATCTTGGCATAGCAATTTTCTTTCCATCTTCTATAGGAACATACATACGTTGTTCCAAGTTATTTTTATGCCAATTAATCATTGATTCAGTAATATAATTACTACCTAATCCTTTAGACATTACACTAAATTCCTTTTTTCTATCATCATTTTGATGCATTGGTATTTGTGACTTTTTAGACATATATTTTAACGTATAACCGATACTGGCATGACTAACATTCCCAATATGATAACTACCAATAGACTTATTATTAAGAGCCCAAGCACGTTTAATATGTTCTGGATTACCGTTATAAAGAATAATATGATAATGCGGACGCTTTTTGGTTGAACCATATTCACCCACCGCATAATACTTAAGTTTTTCATTAGTTAATTTTCTTAATCTTTTAAAAAATTTTTGTAGATCTTTTAATTCTAAAGACATATAACCATTAGTGGTTATTGGTACAAATTCAGTATCGTATGTTAATGTTATAAAGAGAGCGGATTTACTCCGCTCTCCTTCTTTTACTAACCTAAACGACCAACCTGAAGTACGTCGTTTTTTACATGGGGGGCATTTTCCACAAGGAAATGGTATATGTTCTCCTCTTGTTTGTTCTTTCTTATAGAAAGGAGTTATACACCTACTACTCATAATTAAAACATTGGTGTACCAAATTTTGGCATAGGCCTAACCGCCTTAATTTTGTTCAATACATGACAATATAAGGAATCTCCTTCTGGATCATCAACTGCAAATATCCTTTTTGTTGCATCACAATTCACAAATGCAGCATTTAAAGAAGGTTGTGTAGCAAATTTACGTCCTAAATGCCAATAATCTAAAGTAGTTCTAAAATCTCCGGCTACTCTACTTGGCATATATTTATATTCAGCATATCTAGGAACATATCCAAATGTATCATTTTTTGATGCAGTATATGCATAAATTTCTTGGTTTTCTACTGCTTGTTCACCAATATGAGCAAATGAAGGCCAATAGTAATCCAAAGTATCATTTTTTAAAAATGTACGTGGAATACCTTGTTGATAAGCAGTTTTTGGCATTACTGACATAATACCTATAATATAACCATGCTCTTCACAGAAATATGAACCTGAACGACCTGAAGATACACTAACTCCATGACCAGCTAAATTACCTTGTGGTAATTCACCAACTGCTCCAGTTGTATTTACTATTTCACTTATAACAACAGGACTTTTTACACCTGTAATATACTCAGGTCTTTGTAAACGTTTATCTGATGATTTAACACCAAAATGTGTTAAAATATTTTCAATATAACGTGTACCACCTCTAGCATTTTTTTCTAACCATTCTTGTAATCTAAATGCACGTCTTAAATCATTAATAGTAGTAGGTTGTAATTCTATACCATCTGTTTCGGCATATAATTGATTAGGTGCATATGGTGGTGTTGGTAATCCAGCTGCAACTGTTATAGATGAAGGTGAACCTGTTAAAGTTGTTGTACTACCTGAAGTTTTAACTAAAACATCACCTGAAATTTCACCTAAAGGTATATCAACTGCTTGACCTTTTTGTGCGAAAGGTAATGATGCAGTAAAATAATCATGTTCCCAAGCTCTTTTACGCATTGATGCTAATTCAACTGCACGAGGGATAGTGCTAACAGCACCATCTTCTAATTTATAATTAACTGGAGTAATTAAATTCTGATCTCTATAAAACTCATTATAAATACATTGATATGCAGCAGATGGTAATGCATTAATAGATGTTGTTGTTCCACCTGAAGGAATTGGAGGAACACCTAAATAATCTAAAAATTTTAAACATTCTTGTAATTGAGGATCTGTTGTCCATGTATTACCAATATTAAAATGTGGCATAACTAAACCACTATTGGCATCTGTAATAAATTTTTCCCAATTTGGCCAAATAATACGATTTGGAACAAAGAAATAATGCATAGTTACATCCATTCTATGCATAACAGGTGCAATCATTGGTGCAAATCTTATGAGACTTTCGCAACCAATATCAAATTTGTCTCCAGGTACACATTCCAATGTTAAAATTGGAGTTAAATTGCCCATTTCTGCTGATAACTTTACGTCATGGGTGAGGTCAAAGACATTCTTTTTTGGTCTTTGCAGCTTAATCGAATTAAATAAATTCGGTTTCATGTTGTTTTCTTTTTTTTTTAATAATTAGTTAATAAAGGGGTGACTAACCCCTTTTTGTTATAGTCTAATTCCACCACGAGATACATAGTAACTGCGGCTTACTTTACGTCTGTTGCCATAACCGCGCTTTCTAGATGAGCGGCGATATGATGTTCGTCTTCGCATTTTTTTAGTTTTATTTTGTTAGAAAAATACTTTACCATAGCTTG